GGGCAATGCCACACTTTCAGGCAACATCTTGGGTGATCGTATTCAAAACGGCACCACACAGATTGATATCCAGACCACTGGAGGCAACGCCAATGTCACAGTAGGTGGGACGTCTAACGTAGCTGTGTTTGCTAACACTGGTGTGTTTGTCACAGGTGTAATCAGTGCCTCTGGCAACATCACGGGCAACTATATTTTAGGTAATGGTAGCCAACTCACTGGTATTGATGCTACAAGCATCCAAAGTGGCACATCAAATGTCCGAGTTGTCAGTTCTGGTGGCAACGTCACAGTAAGCGTGGCTGGCTCTGGCAACGTGGCTGTTTTCAGCACTCAAGGTCTGTCAGTTGGCAACATTATCAACAGCAATGCCAACGGCATAGGCAATATTGGTAGCTCGTCTAACTACTTTAACACAGTGTTTGCTCGGGCCACATCAGCTCAATACGCTGACTTGGCAGAGAAATACTCTGCAGATGCAGACTATGCTCCTGGCACAGTGGTCATGTTTGGTGGCACAGCAGAAGTAACAATCTGTGGCAACGATGCATGCCGTCGTGTAGCAGGCGTTGTTTCAACCAACCCCAGCTATATCATGAATGCTGGATTAGATGGAGAGCATATAGCTACTGTGGCACTCACAGGTCGTGTGCCATGTCGTGTAACAGGCACAGTACGCAAAGGCGACATGATGGTGTCGGCCGGCAACGGAAGTGCTCGTGCAGAAGCAAATCCTGCTGTGGGTGCTGTGATTGGCAAAGCCTTGGCCGACAGCCAAGGTGACGCAGTGATAGAAGTGGTGGTTGGCCGAGTCTAACACTACTACGCCCAAAATAGGACTGGTCACAGTCCTATTTTTTTGGCTAAATATGCATACTATACAGGATCGCACATGGGATTGACCAGGCTCAGAGCCGAACAGATATCAGACATCGACTACAAGCAGGCTGTGAGAGTGATCACGGTCGCCAATGTCACCCTTGCTGGTGGTGCGCCCACACCCGTGGATGGCGTGAATCTGTCAGCAGGAGATCGTGTGCTGGTCACAGCTCAAAGCACCGGCAGTCAAAACGGACTGTATCAGGTACAGACCGTGGGTTCCGGCTCAAACGGTACCTGGATACGTACCACGGATGGCAACACAACCGGTGAAATTGAAGCCGGCATGATCGTCATGGTCACCGAAGGCACGGTGTATGCGGACACACAGTGGAAGCTAACCACCAACGATCCTATTGTCATAGGCACCACGGCCCTGACCTTTGAACAGAACTCGGCATTTGCTTTTGGCAACATCTTGGCCAATGGCACTGCTGTGCTGGCCAACTCAGTTGGCAGCACGGTCACATTCACTGCTGGCAACAACATAGCCATCACCGGCAACAACACTTCAAAAACTGTAACCTTTGACGTCACCGGCATCAGTCTTAACTCGATCTCAAATGGCACTTCAAATGTCAACGTGGTGTCGTCGGGCGGCAATGTCACAGTGGGCGTGGGCGGAACCAGTAACATAGCAGTGTTCAGCACCAGCGGATTAGATGTCACAGGAAGAGTCAGTGCCACGGGCAATGTTACAGGCGGTAATTTATTGACCAGTGGTTCGTTATCTGCAGGATCAGTAACTTCTAATCTGGTTCCAGCTACGTCAAATGTATACAGTCTAGGAAGTTCAACCAACCGCTGGGCCAACTTATGGTTGACTGGCAACACCATTTACCTGGGCAATGCTGTTATTACCTCAGCTGATAGTGGCGATATTATCATTGACTCTGCAGGTAGTTTTGCAGTGCCGGTAGGCACAACTGCTGAACGTAGCGAAGTTATAGGCGCAATACGTTACAATACCACAGTGGGTGCGTTTGAAACCTACAACGGTGCGGGCTGGAACACCTTGGCCTACGGAACACAAACGGACTTTCCTTTTGGTAATTACGGCAGTGTAAGTGATGCAGCCACCAGTGATGCATTTGGAGTATCCATAGAGTCCACCTTTGATTGCAATTCAGAAGGCCCATTCAGCTTTACTGATTTGGCCGACGGTGAAGCTTATGTCGGCGCATAAATATAGCAGTATATAAGGAGAATATATGCCAACAGTAGTCCAATTTAGACGTGGAACAACCGCACAAAACAACAACTTTCTTGGAGCCAACGGCGAAATTTCTGTTGACACTACTCTTAATGTTTTGCGTGTGGCTGATGCTGTTACACTGGGCGGGCATGCCTTGGTTGGACAAGATTGTGTTCAAACAATTGCCAACAAAACATATACCGGAACAAGTTTAAGTGTAACTGGCAATGTCACGGGCAGTTACATTTTTGGCAACGGTAGTCAGTTAACTGGTATTGATGCCACAAGTATTCAAAGTGGCACATCAAATGTCCGAGTTGTCAGTTCGGGCGGCAACGTTGCCACTGGAATTGGTGGAACCAGCAACGTTGTTGTTGTGGCCACCACTGGACAGTTTGTAACTGGAGTTATCAGTGCCACAGGCAACATCACCGGCAGTTACATTTTTGGCAACGGCAGTCAATTAACTGGAATCGCTTCTCCTTACGGTAATTCTAACGTAGCTTCATTTTTAGCATCTTTTGGCAACAATAACATATCGACCACAGGCAATATCACAGTTGGCAATATCATAAATGCAAATGCCAACGGCGTAGGTAATATTGGTAGCTCGGGTTCATATTTTGATACTATATTTGCTAAAGCTACCAGTGCGCAGTATGCAGACCTAGCAGAAATGTATGTAGCCGATGCCGACTATCCGCCCGGCACAGTGGTGGAGTTTGGCGGAGATCATGAGGTTACGGTGGCACGTCAGTCTCATTCTACTTCGGTAGCTGGCATTGTTTCTACCAGTCCCAGCTACATAATGAACAGCAAACAAACTGGAACCTACGTTTTACCAATCGCACTCACTGGCAGAGTGCCTTGTCAGGTCATTGGGTCAATCAGCAAAGGGGATAGGTTAGTATCCAGCGAGTATATGGGTGTGGCCAAGAAACTCGAAACCGCCAGCTATCAACCTGGTTGTATCATAGGAAAGTCACTAGAAAATTATGACTCTGATCAAATTGGTTTAATAGAAGTTGCAGTAGGAAGGTTCTAATGCAAGCTCGATATCGATCAGACTACGCTGGAGAATTTGTGGTAGTCGAAGCCAGTTGGTCTGGTGGAAAAAAACAAGAACGCAGAGAATGGATTCCAAACCCCATTGAAAATCAACACATATCGGGTCGTGCTGCTTGTATAGTCTGCGACATGGATCATGTATTTTTTGATTACACAATCTTGCAAAAGCACCGTGGCGGGTTGTTAGGATCAAAAAAATTACAAACCTATGGTTCTGGCATGATTTCAAAACAAATGCGTTTAGATTTTACTGTCGAGCAAAATATAAACGGTCTAAAGGATATTATTGATAGAGAGTATCAAGTCAACAATGTGGTGTATACCTCGGCATCTAATTGCCTGACCTATACAGGAGAATTTTATCTTGTGCCGCATGCACCCAGGCTTTCAGTGGCAGCTCAGTTACTTTACTTGGCTGCTTTTGATGGCCATAAAGAAATTTTTATGCTGGGTTATCAAAAAGAATCTCTCGAACAAGGACTCAATTGGATAGAACATGTGCGTGAAGTCATGGATGCGTATCCAGGAACATTGTTCTACATGATTGGCAATTCTGCTACCATGCCGGATTTGTGGATGGAAGCCTACAACACAAAAAACTTAACTTTTAGAGAATTTATTAGTTATTGCGACATTTAGATACTGGATTCAATGGTCAGTATCTTGTGTTGAACAGCTTCAAAATTCACTGTAGACCATAACCCTGGGTGCATGGGCCTTGGCCAGGTTCCAGAATCCAACCATGCATAACCGGTGTGTTCGTGGTTGAGCTGTGGTCGGAATTCTTCATTTACTATGCAAAAAAATGTGTGATACTCAAATCCAGAATCGGGCGTGGTAAATTTTTCCAACGGAATCATCCGCACGTATTCTGGAACGAATCCTAATTCCTCCTGGCATTCTCTATTGATGGTTGCCATCAAAGTTTCACCTGATTCCACGCGACCACCGGGCAACCCCCACGACCCAGGATGTTTTGGATCATTTCTCATGAGATACAGGTATCTATGAGTAGTGCTGGTATAAAACCAAACACCTACTGCTTTTACAGCACTAGACTCCATGTGCCTCCAGGATATAGTCCTTGATAACTTTTGACCCATACTGAGCCAGTCCAACGATATTGCAGTTCGGTAGTGAGATTTGTAACATACTGTATATTATCTGGGCTTGATCCACTGTCAAAAGAAATCACCCAGGCTTCCCCGTTGTATTCTACAATGTCGTTGGCCTTGGCCACCAACGGCTGGCCGTTGATTCCTCCCCAAGCATCGGGATTGGTTGTTCCAGGATTGTCCCAAGATCCGGTTGCCTGGGTCAACAGGTACCTTTGCCCTGCTGTTGCGACCGGAAGACCGTATCCCGGTCCTCCACTTAAAGGATTAATCACAGCAGAGATGGGTTCTAGGGTGTTAGGAGGCACTGTTCCTTCGTTGACCGTAAATAACAAAAACCTATCGTCAGTGGGATCAAAAGCTACAGTTCCGGTGACTTCTGTGCCGTCAGATTGTTCCAAAGTCACATAGCTTATGCCTGGTCTCAAGGTTCCATATAAATTTACCACACTGTGCCATAGCAGATTACTGGGCGGGCTGTCCGGCGGAGTAAGACTAGAATTGGGCTCGTCAATGACCTGTTGTGGTTGCAAGGCCTGCAATTTGTTGTCAATCAACAATACTTGGTAAGCATAAGGAGTAAAACGCTGACGAGTTCCCAGCAACAGATCACTGTTGGTCAATGACTCAGCCAAGTCTCCTTGTGCGTCAAACACACTGGCAATGATACGCTCAACCACTCCCAGTTTCTTGACCTTGGCTGGCGGAGTGATCCACATAGGTAAACTAAAGGAAAGTGTTGCTATGTCAATAGGATTGTCGGTGCCTACTGGGATGGTTCTGCTGCTGTATTTAACATCCTTGAGATAGACCACGGTTAGACTGGTCCAGTCAATATAGTTGTCAGTGCTTTGTATTTCTAGACCAGGATTGAACAAGGTCAAAATCTGCTCCAGCAGTTGCCATTTTTGATTGGTATTGCTGGTCCAGATGTCAAGATTAATGGTCATTTCGTAAGGCACTGGCATGGCTCGTTCGATGGTAAATGCATTGCCTTGTGTGGTTTCGTAACTGTCAGTGTCAGCGTCGTAGGTTCTTTGACGCACTTGTATGTTGTTGACAAAGTAAGGTTCTTGCATTCTTGGACGATCGTATTTTAAATCTGTGACATAAAAAGTCATCAAAGGAGTAGACGGCATGTCATTGGCCGAGTTATTTTGCAAGATTGTCTGAGCCTGGCGGCTGGCATCACCATAGCGCACAGGCACACGCACTAGAGTATCCTGTTCTGAATCTGGACCCTGTCCAAACTGATTGGTTCCGTATTCTACATCAAAATTTGAGAAGATCCTAGCAAACTGCAAAAGAAATCGCCGTATCTGTTGATCGTAAAAAAATTGTGCCATTATCTTCCTGGGGGTCTAGGGTTGGGTGGCAGGTTGCCACCTTGGTCGCCGTTGTCGGGCTGTATCTCGAGTATTTTGCTAAGACTCTGCCGGCTGGGTATGTTGCCTATGTCTGTGGTAGGCACTGTGTAGGTATTGTTCACAAAGCTGGCTCGCTGTGTGAGCGCCTCGGCCGCGTAATCCAGATCTGTCCTTACATTATCTGTAATAGCCAACCATGCTCGTCCGTTGTAACGAAACAGTCGATTAGGGAAATAATCCATGCGTAAACAATAGTCGCCCAACACTGGATTTGGTGGAAATTGAACTCCTGGTGTGACCGGTAAGCCATTGGGAGCATGGGTGCTGCCAGTCAAGTATCCTTGAACATATCCAAATCCATTAGGAGAGATACCTTCTCCAGTTTCGGTGCCATCTACGGTGGGACCGGTCTGATCGGCAGTAAGACCGGCACTGCCGGGTTGATTGGTCGGTGTTGTGGGCAATATATAAAATTTTACATTGTCATATCCACTCAGTGGCACATCTTCATAGGCCTGGGTGAGTATGGCATCGTTGAGCTGTAGGTCTTTGGGTCTAGTGCTTTGTTTATCACCCACGGTGTTGGGATCTGTGATGACATCCCAGTAATCTGTGTTTGAAATATCAGTTCCAGGCGGAACATTTTGCGCAGCCTGGTAGTAGACACCGCCGTTGTTGACTATTTCATTGGTGGGATAAAAATTGCCAGGATCCCAGATGTTTTCTGGCATGAACGGTTGATCAATGATCTGGCTGAATTCTTGCGCATTTACCATGGGTGTGGCTTTGACACGCCATAGGTGTGGTTGCCAGGTCTGGCTGAATCCCTCTGAAGCAAAATTGGCGTCTTGTATCACATAATAACGAGCCAGGCTCTTGACCAAGGTTGTGTCAAGCGGATGATAATCTCTCAAATTAGGCACTTCGATTACGTCGCCACTCATAAGCTTGCGACCAAACGTGTCAATCATGTCATTGTAGTGGAATGTGATAAACAGAGTATCGCCATTTAAAAACAAACCAAACTGAGTAAGGTCAAAATCTACGTCTTGGGTTCGATACACACCACGCATGACAAACACATCAGGAGCATACACTCGATCGCGGTTTTCTAACAGTAACAGATCTTGGATGAATAGTGGATCTGTGGCCGGGTAGTTAGGTAAGGTAGCATCATTGTTGCCATTGTCTTGACCAGCACCTTGTGGGCCCAAATACTTGTGTACATAGAGGTCGAGCCCGCCCACAGTATACTGCTCAGAAATTACCCGATCCAGATACTGGTAGTCATAGGTCCTGTTGGGGCGATAAAGGCTGAGACGTGGCATAGTAGTATATTTATGGGCCAAATTGACCAAAAAGCCAAAACCTTGTATAATTAACCATATGGATGAGTTATATCAACGCCTGGATCGTGCCGAACGTCAAATAGCTCTGATCAAAAACAAAGTAGCTCGCAGAGATCTGCTAAAAATGGTCAGGACCATAGACACGGCTGTGGTGGCTGCTGATATGGAAAGTGTGGAATGTCGCAGACTGCATAAAGAAACCTTGCACTATCAAGAATTGGTCAAAACGGCTGAAACTCTGATCACCAATTTGGAGCAACACCTAACATTTGCGGCACTTTTGGGCGGTTGACCAAAAAAGACCAAAATGCTATAATATTCTAATACACTCAGGAGAACCCATGAACGCACGAGCTGCCACTGTGATCAAGCCCTTGAATCCCAAAGGTGCTGAAACCAAATACGTTGGTCATGAACCAGACTGGAAGTTTCAGCCCACCGAAGAAAACCGCATTAGTGCATTCAGCAAGGCCTTTGCCTGGTATAACTATCACTATAGCAAAAAAGATGCCAAAGACATGCTGTGCCAATATCTGGAAATCAATCACCGAAGCAAGGATGCCAAACTCATGCGTGGTATTCCAGATAGCCAAATCAGATTGACACCGGCCTGGGTGTGTAGGATGACCTTGATGGGATTGACTCTAAATGAGCATGAACAGTGCATCATTGACGAACAGATTGCCACGATGCTCAAATCCAAGCAAGAGCTTAAACGCGACAAAGAAGAAGTGGCCGCTGAAGCCGCAGTGGCCAAGCTCACTATCCAGGATCACCTGCGTGAAAAGGTTTCAGAATGTGCCGGAGAACTAGAAGGCATGTTTGACGACTTCATTCGAGCCGGCGCCAAGATGAGCGCAGACTGGAAACCCATTGCACAGATCCGAGGCATGAACATCAGCCCCAACATGGTTGGCACCATTGCCGACATCTGGAAACTGAAGTTGGCAGAGTTTGAAGAGGTATTAGAAGGCCAAGATGCGGATTTGGTCGAAGGCTACAGACACCTTAATAAGAACCAGCTCAAGCAGTGTGTCAAGTTCATTGAGCAGGTCATTGCTGACTGTGGCAACTATGTGCAAATCAAGAAAGTGGAACGCAAGCCACGTGCCAAAAAAGCAGTAAGCCCAGAAAAGCTGTCAGCCAAGTTCAAATATCTTCGAGACTTTGCAGAACTCAAACTGACCAGTATTGTACCAGCTCAATTGGTGGGTGCCAGCGAAGCTTGGTTGTATGATACCAAGAAACGCAAGTTGATCCATGTCATGGCCGATGCTCATTTGGGCACATTTAGTGTCAAGGGCAGCGCTATAGTGGGCTTTGATACTGTGCAAACAGTTCAAAAAACTCTACGTAAACCTGCAGAGCAACTCAAAGAGCTTTTGTCAGGCGGAAAACCCGCGTCTCGCAAAGTGTTCAAGGATATCAAGGCCACAGAAGTAAAATTCAATGGACGTGGCAATGAGAATCTAGTTATTTTGAAGGCGTGGTAGTTTCTTATATTTGCCACGCTTTTTTCCTAACTTAGCTAATCTAATTTTATCAATAGTAGATTGAGGCGTAACTTTACCTTTAAGAGATTGACTAATATTA